CATCTAAAGGGCGTCTTGAAATAGCGTCACAACTTCGGCAACCAACAATTGAACTTTCGATATTTCGATGTAGATATGAAACTTGGAATTTATTCAAACAACATCACTATTTGACAGAAGATTTAAACTTAGCTGCTAAATGTTTTGTAGTAACTTGGAATGATAAACCCATCGCATTTATAGGCGTATTGCCTTTCCCAAATGGTTCTTTTAAGAATGCTTTTAGAATTACTAGATTAGTTATTTTACCAGACTTTCAAGGACTTGGGATAGGATTAAAGATATTAAATTATATTTCTTCATTATACTGTACCGATAATAAAACTATGTATATAAGGACATCAAACCCTGCATTGTATTTAGGATTGCAAAAAAACAAAGATTGGTTTGAATGTGGTAATAGTGGAACAGATAGAAGAGGGCAAACTATGTTTACAAACGGTGCTAAATCAAACAGGACAGCATATTCTTTTAAATACATTGGCGAAAAATCAAATGATGATTTATCAATAATAAAATTTAAAAGTGAAATTTACAAAGACGTAGCACAAAATCAAATATCAATGTTTTAATTATGAAACACCCAACCCCCAACATAGCACTACTCGAAAAAGAGTATCGAAATCTAATGCAAACCGACAAAGTAAAAGCACAAGAAATAAAGAAAAAGATATTATATTTTGAATATGGTATAATTATTTAGTATATTTGTTTTATGGAAAAAGAAATATGGAAATCAGTACCTGATTTTGAAGATTATCAGGTTTCAAATTTAGGACGTATCAAAAGTTTTAAATGTGGAAAAATAAAAATCATAAAAATGTCGATATGTAATTCAGGGTATTACTCTGTTAAATTATACGGAAAAACTAAAAAAATGTTTTCAATTCACGTACTCGTAGCTATTGCTTTTTTAAATCATAAGCCGGACGGGTTCAATTTAGTTGTAAATCATAAAAACTTTATTAAGACAGACAACAGACTATGTAATTTAGAGATCATTACCAATAGAGAAAACTTAAGTAATAAAAACATAAATAGAAAAAGTAGTTTTGTCGGAGTGTATAAGCATTCTGAAAACAAATGGAGCTCTACTATTTATGCACACGGTAAATCAACATTTTTAGGAGTGTTTGATAGTCAAGAAAAAGCTTCGGAATATTACCAGAAAGCTATAAAATCAATAGAATTAAATATTGAAATTGAAACATTTAAGCCTATTTACACTTCTAAATACAAAGGTGTTACTTGGAATAATAATCAGAAAAGCTGGATTAGCAGAAGAAAAGTAGGTAATAAAAGAAGATTTTTAGGCTATTTTAAAAACGAATATGATGCGCATTTGGCCTACGAAAACGCAATTAATAAAAAATTTAATGATTTATAACTACGGTATTAAATAAAATTGTATATTTGTGATTGTATTATTGGTGGAGCATTAATACACTGAAAAACATTATTGACTATCCTATCAGGGCGGAACTCCACTTCCAAACTGATAGGATTTTTTGTATTATGAAAAAAACATTATACCCGCATCAAAAAGAGTTTCTCGATGAAATACTTTTAAAGATAAAAGAAGTAAATTCTGTTTGCTGCCAATTGAGTACAGGAGGGGGAAAGACAGTTGTATTTACCGAACTGGTTAAAATTTTAGACTCAAAGACACTTATTTTAGTTGACAGCTCAGAACTTGTAGAACAGACCGTAAACACCTTCAAAAAACAAGGTTTAGATGTTGGATGTATTTTGGCTGGAAACAAAAAAATACCAGAAAACAAAATTATTGTTGCAATGGTCAAAAGCCTTTGGAATAGGCGTAAAAAAATGCCTTTGTTTGAATACTGCGTAATCGACGAGGCGCATATTTGGGAATTCAACAAGTTGTTTGAATTTTTACCAAACTGCAAAAGAATAGGTTTTACAGCCACACCAGTACGATTAAAGCGAACCAAAATAGATGACGAGTTTACCGAAGTTGAAACAATGTCACAATGGTATGACGATATTGTTTGCGGCAAGCCAATAAGCTGGTTAATGGAAAACGGTTATTTAATACCAGAAAAAAACGAGTATATCGATTTTGATTCGTCTGGATTAAAAACAGATGCAAGTGGCGAATTTACGGCAACTTCATTAAAAGAAGTGTTTCAAAGCGAAACTTATAAAAACGCACTTCGCAAAACATTCGATAAATTATGCGATGGAAAAAAGACTTTGCTTTTCACCTCATCAACAGAAACGAACGCAATCTATGCGGAACTTTTTAGCGATAAAAATGTAAAAACATACGATTCTGTAAATAATAATCCAAACGAGCGCGATGATATTGTAGAATGGTTTAGAACTACACCGGACGCTGTTTTAATTAATACCGGATGTTTTACAAAAGGTTTTGATGTTTGTGATGTTGAGGTAATCTTAATGGCTCGAGCAACAAAAAGCCTTTCTTTGTGGATTCAAATCGCAGGGCGTGGCGCACGCAAAACATCAAAAATAGAAAAGCCTTATTTTATTTTAATCGATGGGGGTAACAATAATGAAGAACACGGAGTATTTAGTTTTGATCGTGACTGGAGAAAAATATTTTTTGATAAGCAAAGAAAATCTTATTTAAAAGACATTTACGAATGTGAAGAGTGTGGCTTTAATTTTGAGAAAAAAGAAAAAGTTTGCCCTAATTGCGGTGAAGAGATACCGGAAAAAGAACCGCCAGAAGAAAAAGAGGAAAAGGAATTTGTGATTAAAGGACAAAAAAACAAAATTTTACCGCCTACTTTAGATTTAGAATTTCACATTATTAAGGGTCATTCTAAATACGAAACATTAAAGATTTTGAGAATGAAATGGGTTACTTTTTTGTGTAAATTTGATATTCCAAAAAGAGATTTTCTTTGGCACGAAAGCAAAGGTAGTTTTAACGAAAGATTTATAAAATACCTTAGACCTCTTTATTTCAAAATAATAAAATCAGATTTAAAAGACTCTAAACAAGTTAAGTGGGTTACTTTTATTGAAAAAATTATGGAAGAAACTAAAAAAAAATTGTATCTTAGCGAAGCCAAACAAAATAATGAATATTAATATTAACGACCCCGTTAATTTATTTTTGTTTGGCGACAGAATAAATTTTTCGGGGCGTTTTTTTTATCTAAAACCCAGCTATGGATCGATTAGCAAATAAATTATGGAAGAAATACAAAAAAAAATTTTAGAACTAAGAAAAATAGCTAAAATTGAAAACGTTTCAATGAGTTTTGTTCTTAACGTAAAAAAACTTTTAGAACTAGAAAAATCAAATGTATTATTTGAAAAAGCTAATGTAATAGTCCCGAATTACCCTTCGGCACTTGAGAAAATAGCTATGAATTTAGAAAATCTATAGCTATGAACAATATTGAAATAAGTTCTTTCCCCTGCATAAGCAGTAGGAAGTCGGCAATTATAAACGAAAACATAACATTAAAACAATATGTTGATGATGTAAAAAAAGGCACTTACATAAATCATATCATAGAAGTCAGAAGCGCATTAGAGAAGTACGGGAAAGGCGAGGAATACAAAAAAGCAAAAAACAATTTGCCAATGGTTACGGCTTGCTGTACCATTCGAGCCGGTCACACAAGGTCAAAGGCAAATATTGAAAAAATGAACGGATTTATTTTGATTGATATCGATGAAGATGTCGACCAAGAAATGTTTGAAAATCTTACAAACGATAAATACACTTATATTATTCACCGTTCTTGTGGCGGCAAAGGTGTATGTATTTTTGTAAAAATTAATACTAAAAAATTCCTTGAATCATTTTATGATTTGGCTCAATATTATCTGGATAATTATGATATATCAATAGATGAGTCTTGCAAAGACGAAGCACGTCCGAGATTCTTTTCTTATGACCCATACATATTTGTCAATGAAAATTCAGCCAAATTTATTTCAACATACAAAAAAAAGGAACAAAAGAAAATTGATTATCTTTTTGAAGATGATGACTTTGGGCGTATTATAAATGAACTGAAAGGCCGTGATATTTGTCAAGGTGAGTATAAAAGATATTGTGATATTGGTTTTGCAATTGCTTCTAAGTTTGGAAATTCAGGATTCCAATATTATGACGCTATTTGTCAAGGGGGGTTAAAATATGATTCAAAAAGAATAGAACGTGACTATCAAAGATTTTGCAAAGGTAGTCAAGAAGGAGTTACGATAGCAACTCTTTACCATTATGCCAAAGAGTTGGGCGTCGAAATTGTCAGCGAAAAAACAAAACAGGCAATTGAGAAAGTAAGAATTTCAAAAGCCACAAAAAAAGAAATAAGCAATCCGACTGAACTCGAAAAGCAAATTATTAAAATAGGCGATTCAATTTTAAAGCAGGACAAAAGCGAAGATTTAGATTCAAAGGTAATCGCATTTATTAGCCAAGAATGGCAGCCACTTTTTAATGAATTCAACGGATTAATTGAAGTATTGGGCACGGCATTAGACGACAGAACTTTAAACACAATATCAATACAAGCGTCGGCATATTGCGAGCAGGACGTTACACCTCAACGTGTAATGAAAAATTTAAACAGCTACGCCACAAAGTCAAAAAACAAGGTACTTGATTTTTTAAAGGGATTGGAGTATAAAGGTGATGGATTCATAAAGCAATACGTTGAATTAATCGAGCCCAAAAAAGATATAAACGTGGCTTACTTCACTTCGTGGATAGTTGGAATGATGAACAATATTCACAGATCAAAATTAAGCGACAAAATATCACCTCTTACAATTGTATTGGCCGGGGGAAGGCAAGGGATTGGAAAGTCTACATGGTGTAGACAAATTTTGCCGAAAGAGTTTGAGGATTATTTTGTCGAGGGTAAAATCGAGGAAACAAAAGATTTTAAATTCAGAATGTGCAGAAATATAATAATGTACGATGATGAATTTGGCGGTGTTGGTAGCAAAGACGTTAAAAATTTTAAATCGGTTTCCGATATGTCAGTTGCCGTTGACCGTAAAGCATACGGCATAAATGACAGCAGGGAGCTTAGAAAAGTTTCTTTGCTTGGTTCTACAAATGAACTCGATATACTAAAAGACCCTACCGGGAACAGGCGTATTTTACCCATTAAAGTAGATTCTATAAAGTACGATGATTGTATTTCTTTCAATTCAAAAGCAATGCTCGCAGAGGCTTACAAAATGTATCAAGGGGGATTTGAATGGGTAATACGAAAAGAGGAAGATTTAGAAATGATGAAGGATGAAAATGACGAGTTTTACGAAAACGACGAACTCGAAGATTTGTTTTTCGACAGATTCAAGTTAAAAGAAGATGGCGAGTATTACTGTAGAAACATTCTAAATAAGGGAGAAATCTTGCGAATATTCTCAAACACGAACATAAAATTTTCAAAATATGATTTGAGAAAAATTTATGTTCGAAATAATATGAAATATGACCGTTTTAATTTCAACGGTGAAAAGAAAAAAGGTTTTGTTTTATTTGAAAAATCACAATTTGCACCACCAGAAACGGGGGAAAATCCATTTTAATAAAAAAAGGGGGAACGAAAAACCTAACAAAATCAATGGTTCACAACGATTCCCCCGAAATACCCAAATAAAAAATATATGTTCAACATATATTGAGATAAAAATAAAAAAAACGTATAAAAGCATAAATAAAAAAATAATTCTTTTCTACATAACTTTAAAATAAAAAAGGGGGAATAGGGGGAATAGGGGGAATACCAGTATTTACGGTACTTCACAAGGAAAAAAAATAAGGGGAACAAAAAGGGGAATTTTAAAAAGGGGGAATAAATCATGACAGAATCACAACTGCAACAAAAATTAGTAATTTGGTTTAAAAACGAATACCAAATACACGGAAAAGGATTAATATTCGCAGTTCCAAACGGCGGGTCGAGAAACATCCTTGAAGCAAAGAACTTGAAATTAACCGGTCAAATGGCTGGAGTTTCAGACTTAATTGTTTTACTTCCAAATAAATGCCTGTTTATTGAAGTTAAAATAGACAAAGGTATTCAATCAGATGTACAAAAAATATTTCAACAACGTGTGGAATCACTTGGATTTGAATATCATTTGGTACGTTCGCAAAAAGATTTTGAAAATACTTTCACATTTTGTTAAACAAAAGCTTTTTTTGTTTATATTTGAATGTGAAGTTATCGGAAACATCCACGAAAACCCAGAATACCATGACCAACCGCCAAAAAATACTACACGAACTTTTGCAGCGTTCCGGATTATCAAAAACAAACTATTGCAAGAAACACGGCATAAAAGACACTCCACGGTTATCACAGTGGTTTTCTGGTAATCGAAATATAAAGTTTAGTACTTTGCAACAGTTTGCGCAAAATGATGGCTTAGAAATTGAATTAACGTATAAAATAAAAGAGAAATAATTATGACAGGAAAACATTTAATAACCATAGACAATTGGTTTATGGCTCCAGATGGAAAACAGTATAATGCTGTATGGGGCGAAGTTGAAATAGTAAACGATTCTATTTTAGGAATAAAAACAAATGCGAGAAGCTCAAATTGGTTCGCTAAAATAGGTAACGAAAACAATCACGTTATTGTGGCTGGATGTCAGATACATTATTCTGTAAAATGCGAAAACAAACCAAATACAGGAATTACAAGCGACCACAGAGTAACTGATACTGGTTGTCAAAACTTTGAAAGACCAACGCAAATCTATATTGTAGAATAAATAAAATGAAAGAGAAATGAAATTAACAAAGAAATTTATTAAAGAGAATCCAGAAATGAAGTTGAAAGAGTTGTTGAAGCCGAAAGAACCATTTACAGGCTGGGCAAAAGATAAAAGAGGCGGTATTAATATGCATTGGCTTGGATATATTGAAAACGATATTTTAATTTACGGGGTTGATGCAGATGGTTTATGGTTCGACAAAAGACCGGAGATTGTAGAATGTGCTGAATTTAATAAACCAGCCACCCCCGAAGAAATCAAAAACGATTTAGAAAAAGAAGCGGTTAAGAGAGGGTTTAAGGAAGGATTGAAGGTTATGCCGTTATGGGAAACTCCAAAAACACATTGGGAGGTTTATAATAATCAAACACGTTTTGATGAAAAAAGTAATAGTTTTTATTTTGGGTGCTGTATTTTTCAAAACGGCACATGGGCAACAATAATCAAACCTAAACAAATGACAATCCAAGAAATTGAGAAAGAATTTAATATTGAAGTGATATGAAAGCAAATGAATTAAGAATAGGTAATTTAGTAGAACGTGACGGAAACATTCTAGAAGTTATTAAGATGGCAAAAGATGGAATTGTTAATTATGATTTAGTTAGAAAAAGCCAAGGAATGCATGTGAATTCTGGAAATGTTATTCCAATCCCACTAACCGAAGAATGGCTGTTGAAGTTTGGGTTTGAAAACAAATTAGAAAACAAATATTTTCATAAAGATTTTAACCGTCTTTATTGCAATATAGAAAACCCATTAATTAAACACCTTGGTAATATTAATGGAATATTAGCGGAAATAAAATTTGTCCACCAACTACAAAACTTATTTTTTGCCTTAACTGGTGAAGAATTAAAAATAATTTTGTAGATTTGGTTTATGATAAATCAACTTGCATTAAAAGATTCTTTTTGGAGAAAAACAGCTTTGATTATATGCAAGGATAAAATGTTGTCGGATGATTTGGTTAACGATATGTATCTAAAACTATACGATTGTCAAAAGGAAATTAATGATTTTTACGTTATCAGGACAATACGAAATCTTTTCTTGGATCATATTAAAGCGAATAATAATATTTCAATTGATAATTTTTATAACTTAGCGGAATCAAGTAACGACTTTCAGCCTAACGATTATGAGTTATCTATTATTCAAGATTGCGAAAAGTTACCGTATTTGCAAAACGGATTATTGAAGGAAAGTTATGATCTTAGTGTTAGGCAAATTTCAGAAAAGTATCAGTATATAAATTATGGTTTGATACATCGGGAACTGGACAAGGCACGAAAAACAATTTTAGGAAACGATATTGATTTATACAAAAACAAACGTTTGAAAAATAAAAAGAAATAATTATGGAGTCAATTGAATTTGTAGAATGGGTGGCTCAAAATCATTATTATTTATGCAATATTGAAAAAGGAGAATGCATTTGGAAAAACGAAGATGGAGAAATAAATTCTAAACAATTATTTAAAAACTTCAAAGAAGATAAATCAAAATGGCAAGAAGAAAAAGCAAAGGATTAGACGACACAATAATAATTGAGCACGGAGGAGTTGGCACAACTATTGCAAATGTTTTAGAGGCAACAGGAATTAAAAGACTTGTTCAAATTTTTGTAGATGGAAAAGATTGTGGATGTGACGAAAGAGAAAAGTTTTTAAACAAAGAGCTCCCGTATCGATTTAAAGCACGATGTTTGACTGAAGATGAATATAATAGCTGGAAGGAATTTAAGACAATACGAACACTTACAATAAGTCGTGACCAAGTTAATTATGTTTGTGAGTTGTATGCAAGTGTATTTAATAGGTTGTTGTGGTATCCTGATTGCGCAAGCTGTTCAGCTAAACCATTAATCTCAATGATTGATAAATTAGATAAAGTTTATGAAAGTTATGGCGTATAGTCAAGAAGAAAAAGACGAATGTTTTGATTATATCATTTCAGAAATTGAAAATGGTAAATCTTTGCGTTATGCCTTAAATACTAATGGAATGCCAAGCAGTCGAACATTTTTCAAATGGTTAGATGATAGAGAAGAATCAGGAGCTTTAACAGAAGAAGCACAAGAAAAAGTAAAACGGTACGCGTGCGCGTGTGAGAATAGAGAATTAATTTTATTAGATGAAATACTTGAAATTGCAGACAAACAATGTGAAGACGTTATAGAAACAGATTCAGGTCGAATAACTAACCACAATATTATTCAAAGAAATAAACTTCAAATTGAAGCGCGGCAATGGGTTTTAGGAAAATTAAGACCTGAAAAATACGGTAATAAAACGGTTAACGAGAATAAAAACATCAACATAGATGCTGGCAAACTCACAGATGAAGAAATAAAAAAAATAAATGATAACATCGAGCGTACTTACTAATGAACAAAAAGTTATAAAAGTAAAATGTGAGAATGATTTTTTGTTTTTTGCACGATATATTTACAAAGAAAACCACAGGCGCAACTTTATAATTGCGCCTCATTTCGTTTTAATAGCTGAATTTTTAATGAAGGTTTTTAATGGCGAAGTAAAGAGAGGTATTATTAATATGCCACCACGTTACGGAAAAACAGAATTAGCAATTAAACTTTTTATTGCGTGGTCATTGATTAAAAACCCATCTTCAAAATTTATTCACCTTAGTTATTCGGATGATTTGGCACTTGACAATTCAAGTCAAACAAAAGAATATATTGAGTCAGAAGCATTCCAAACACTTTGGAGTATGGAGTTAAAAAAAGACGCACAAGGTAAAAAGAAATGGTTTAATAAAGATGGAGGTGGGGTATATGCTACGGCATCAGGTGGGGCAATTACTGGTTTTGGTGCGGGTGTGGCTGAGAGTAAAGTGTTTGCAGGGGCAATATTGATTGATGACCCATTAAAGCCAGACGATGCAAGTAGTGAAGCACGCAGAAACTCAGTAAATGAAAGATATAATAACACAATTAGATCACGTGTTAACGACAGGGAAACACCTGTTATAATTATTATGCAAAGATTACACGAAGAGGATTTAAGCGGTTTTCTTTTGGATGGTGGCAGCGGTGAAGAATGGTCGCATTTATGCTTACCTGCTTTAGATTCAAATAATAATCCGTTATGGAAAGACAAGCATTCGTTTAAAGAATTGGAACAAATACGACAAGCAAACCGATACAACTTTTCAGGTCAATATATGCAGACACCTGCCCCCGAAGAGGGTGGAGAATGGAGAAAAGATTGGTTTGAGATAATTGATAAATCAGTATTGCCACCTAATTTAAAATGGGAGTTAATTATCGATGGAGCATACACAAAGAACACATCAAATGACCCTACAGGTTTTCAAATAGGTGCAAAATGGGGAAACAATTATGTGATACATTCTTCGATTGATAAGTATATGGAATTACCTGAGTTACTTAAATTTATTCCAAATCATATAATTGCATCAGGCGTAAAGGTTAGTCTTACTTTGGTAGAACCAAAAGCATCGGGGAAATCAATTAAACAAATGATACACGAGCAAAGCAAATTAAATGTTGCCGAAATAAAAACAGACTTTGTGAATAATTCCAAGATTGAAAACGCACGTGCTTGCTCCCCATTTATTGAGGGTGGGCGTGTTAAATTAATAAAAGGAAACTGGAATGAATCATTTTTAAATCAGGTCGGAACATTCCCGAATGCCAAACACGATGAACATATAGATTTAACGTGTTATGGTATCGAAAGAAACTTAATGAACAATGTAAGTCACGACATCCGATAATAACAATAATCCAAATTAATAGTTTAATAGTATGAAAATTATTTTACCAGAATCAATACAAGATATCACATTACATCAATTCCAATTGTACAACGAATTATTGGAACGAACAGATCTTGACGAATATAATTTCAATAAAAGAAAGATTCAAATATTCACCGGATTAGAACGCAATCGAATTGAATTGATAAGCGCAATTGACTATAAAGAAATAACTGAACAAATTGACACAGCCTTAAACCAAACAGTTGAATTTAAATCCACTTTCTTTATCAAAGATGTTGAGTTTGGATTCATTCCTAACTTGGATAAAATGACACAAGGCGAGTTTGTAGATGTTTCAAATTACGGAACAGACGTAAAAGAAATGCACAAACTTATGGCGGTTTTATTTAGACCAATTAAAAATAAGGATTCATTAGGTAACTATGAAATTATAAATTATCAAGGCACAAAACAATATGCCGACATAATGAAACATATTCCGTTATCAATAGTTAACGGTGCGCTGGTTTTTTTTTCGATTTTAGCCAACGAATTAGTGAATTATACAGCGAAATATATGCAGGCGGAACCGGAGAAGGTAAAACCGCAGCAGACTACTTTGAAAAATGGGGGTGGTACGCTACGATTGAAGAGCTGGCTAAAGGCAAGATTTGGAAAATTGACAGTGTCTTAAAGATGAATGTTCACGAGGTACATTTATTCCATTGTCATAAGATTGACAAACAGAAATTGAAACATAAAATAATGACGCAAACTAATAACAGTATTGAATTATGATAAATTATGAAATATTACTTAGAAATAAAGTCTTAATTTTTATTGATAAAATATTTAGGCTATTTGGAAAATGCATTGTATTACATTGTAATATAGACACAAAAGAATGTAATGGATTTCATATTGATAATTGTGTAAAATTTTAATTATGAACCAGCTAACAACACTTTATATTTATCTAAAACAATTAGCCGAAGCCGATAGTTTGGTTAATTGCGTTATGAAAACACAGGACATTGATTTAAAAAAAGAAGCGATGTTTCCTTTGGTTAATATCAATATTGTTTCCGGTGCATTTACCAACGGTCAAACGGTTCAGTTTAATATTGAGTTAGCTTGTTTTAATCAAAGAGATATTAATAAAGAAGTTAATGTAGATGATTTCTGGGGACAAGACAATGAAGTAGATAATCATAATCTATGCGTGGGAGTTCTTAACCGTATGTGGCTTAAAATGTACATTGATTTTGAGGAGAACAACATAACATCAAGCGAAAATCCAACGTTTGAATTAGGGTCGTTTGAAGGCGCAAAATTGGTTGATGGCGCAAGATTAACATTTGTTATTGAAGTGCCTAACACGGAATTATCATTATGTCAGTAGTAGAAGAACTTAATAAATTCGGAGCTTATGTACAACAACAAGCCAAATCTAATCTTTCAAAAAAGAAAAAGAAAGACACGTCTAAACTTTACAACGGGATTAATTACAAGACAACAGAAACGAAAGACGGTGCGGTATTAAATTTCGATTTTAAAGATGCAAACGATTATTGGGAGTTTGTAGACAAAGGAGTGAAAGGAGTTAGTAGTTCAGCAAAAGCACCTAACAGTCCTTTTAAGTTTGGAACAGGAACAGGTAAATCAGGCGGTTTGACAAGTGGAATTAATGGTTGGGTTTCACGTAAACGAATTCAATTTAAAGACAGGAGGACAGGGAAATTTCTTTCGTATAAGTCAACCGCCTTTTTAATAATAAGAAGCATTTGGCATAAAGGGATTGAGACGACTAACTTTTTTACCAATCCATTCGAAGCTGCGTTTAAAAGATTGCCGGATGATGTTTATGCGGCTTACGGTTTAGAAGTTGAGAAACAAATTAAAATAGCATTGAAATTATGAAAATATCGAACAAATTAAAATCGTTTTTATTTATGCAGGCAATAAGTGCTATTGCAATTATTATCGTGGTATTAATATTATTTATAACTTCTTGAAATTATGATTAAATCATTATCGCCATATTACTTATATATTCCTTGGATTAGTCCGTTAACATCGGCCGTATCGACTTCATATACTTTACGTGTTTATGTTTGGGACGGTTTGAAATTATCACCTCCAGCAACAGCAAGTTATACAATGACAAAACCTAATTTGGCTACTTCATCAGGAACTGACAAACTGGATATCTCACAATTGATAAACGACTACATCAACTTTGAACCAAACGGAAACAATCAAAGATGGGTTAAGACAACGGTTGTTTACACGACAATTGATGAAGACGATTTGGACGTAGTTCAATTGCCTTCTACTAAATTAATGTTGCAAGGTTATGGTGGTGGATTGGACGGAGAAAACTCACAGCCGCCAACGAATAAAATATTAATATCTGGTACTGATTTTAAAGTGTTCAGAAATGGATATTTTAATTTTCCTTTTATGATCAGTGAATCCGACACGGTAAGTGTTACGGTTAAATCATATCCGGGGTTAAACATAAACGATACTTTTACTTTTTTACCTACAACCAACAATGCTAATTTGGTTAAAAATGTGTTGGTTGATTTGTCTTTGGCTTTAGGTGATGAAATTGTAGAGATAATTTATAACGATGTTGTGACTACTTTATTAGTTACTGACGAATGTAGATATTCGCCCTTGGATATTGCTTTTCAAAACAAAGATGGTGCGTTACAATTCATTACTTTTTTCAAAGCTAAAATGGAATCATTAAACATTACAAGCGAAGAGTTTCAAACAGACAGGGGTCAGGCTATTGATGGATTCCATCAAATGGTAACTTACAATGTTCAAGGTAATTCAAAGTTTAAAATGAATAGCGGATTTATTGATGAGTCAATGAATGAAATTCTAAAGCAGTTGTTTTTGAGTGAAAGAGTTTGGCAATTTGACGGTACAAATTATATCCCTTTGAAACTTGGATCTAAATCTTTGGAATATAAAACAAGAATGAAAGACCGTTTAATTAATTATGAGGTTGAGTTTGAATATGCTTTTAATGAAATAAACAACCAATAATGTTTGCAAGCTTATATATCGGTACTGATAAACTGGATTTGTTTAAAGATGAATCCGTGGAACTGTCCTCGAGTGTTGCCAACATTAATGACATCACAAAGAATATGACAGACTACTCAAAGTCTTTCACGGTTCCGGCAACACATAACAACAACATAATTTTCAAGCATTATTACAACGCTAATATTGACAATTCTTTTGATGCAAGGATAAAGCATT